TAAAATTTGGACTTGGTTACAGAATACAATCGAGAAAATTAAAACATGGGGAGCGGCAATGAAAGACACCGCAGTAATGTTTGCACAAAACACGATTGATTCCGTTGTTAATTGGTTTATGCAGTTACCGGGTAAAATTTGGACTTGGTTACAGAATGTTATCACAGAAATCAAGACTTGGGGTTCAAATATGCTGAGTAATGCGAGGACTTCAACGCAGAACATGGTAAATACAGCGGTGACAATAATTTCACAGTTGCCGGGTAAATTTTGGTCTTGGTTACAAAACACAATTTCAAAAATTTCATCATGGGGCGGTAATATGGTTTCGTCTGGTAGAACAGCAATAACTAATTTTATCAGTTCTGTGATTGATACGCTTGCATCTTTGCCGGGTAAGGTTTGGAGTATTTTGCAACAAATTCCTAGCAAAGTTTCCAGTCTGGGCAGTACATTATACAATGCAGGGCGGTCAGCGTTCTCAAAATTATGGGACGGAATAAAGTCCATTGGTAATGGTATTCTTGGATGGGTACAAGGTTTTGCAAGTAAAATTGGAAGTTTTGTAAATAGTATCGTTTCTGGTTTCCAGAGCATTGTTGGAAAATCTAACGAAGCAAGGTCAGCCGCATCTTCTGTGAATGGACATCATGCAAATGGACTTGACTATGTACCGTTTAACGGTTATACAGCTTATTTGCATAAGGGCGAAAGAGTTTTGACAAAGCAGGAAAACGAAGCATATACAAGAGGTAAAACATCACAAGGCGATACGTTTAATTTTTACAATACAAAACCGAATGCATATGAATATGCTCGACAAATGAAAAAAGCAAAAAAGGAATTGTTAGAAGGATTTTAAAGGAGGTGCAGAACATTGATAGATTTTATAACATTAAGAAATTTTACAAGACAAGAAAGTGTTGGAATCAAAAAAGACGGAAGAAATTTTGTGTTAGATTCAATCGACTGGGATGCACCTTCCGTTGAAACAAATGTTTATAGAGTGCCGTATCAGATTGGAAGTACGTTGAGTAATATTATCGTAGGAACAAGAAAAATAACTATTATAGGGTATATCATAGCGAATACTATGGATATAGACACCCGTGGTATTACATGGGATGAATATTTCCAAAAACAAAAGGAAGAAATTGAAACAAATAAAGAATTTTTGAATGACATGATTTCTATTTATGAGGAAATTCTTATCATAGTAGAAGGATATTACTTGAAAGGATATCCAACTCAACCTGTGAAGTATTCTGATATGGAAGAAGAAAACAACGAAGTGTTATGTAAGTTTTCGATTGAAATAGAATGTTTTGACCCAACGTTTTATAAAGACAGTACAGTGGTTCATCTTGCGTATGTTTCACCTATGTTTCGCTTTCCACTTATTTTGACAGAAGACAAAAGCGACGAGTATGTTGTTTTCGGTGAAATACGTAAACGGCAAAGTATATTAATTGAAAACAAAGGTAGCATTGATGTTGGTTGTAAAATTATCATAAAAGCTGTTGGTGGTAGTGTTATCAATCCGAAAGTCTATAATGTAAATACTGGTGAATATGTTGAATTTACAGGGATTACGTTATCAGATGGAGAAACGCTTACAATAACAACAGAAACTGGAAGTGAAAATGCAATCAGACATTCGTTGACAAGGGATGTGGACGAATCTGTGATAGGATTTATGAAGCCGGGAAGTGATTTCTTTAAGGTGTTACGTGGTTCTTATTATTATGCGTATTCAGCTAATGAAGCATCAATGAATAATATTGATGTAACAATAGAGTTCACAGAAAGATTTTTCAATATACGAGGTATGTAGAATGAGTACAGTAGAAATTTTAGACAGAAATTTTAAAAGATTGGATATTCTCAGACATTACACATTTTCTCAGTATAACATGAAATTTCGAGGAATAGGAACATTCACGGTTAATGCACCACTTGAATTGAATACAATCTTTCTAAACAGGGAAGAACAATATTACTTGTTGTTTAATGGCAACGTACATCCAGTTGTCGGGAAAGTTGAAGATGTGAAAAAGGAATCTGAGGATGAAGAAAATAAATTAATTATAACAGGAAGACTTGCATTATTCATCTTGACAAAACGGATTGTTTCTGATACTATTAATACAAGTGGAACAACGCTTGAACATATGGAAAAATTAGTAACAGAGAATATACTGAAAGTAAAAAACAGCCGTTATCTTCCTATTACAATTGATGATAGTGCAGTGAACAAAAACAAGCTGTCTAAAGTTGATAGGCAAGTTACAGGCGGTTACATTTGGGATGAATTTGAAGAACTTTTGGAACAGGATAAAATAGGAGTAGAATTATATCCGAAGATAGTTCCGACCTACAGCATGAATGATATTTTTTCCAATGTTACGGATTGGACGTTGAAATTCTCGTCTGGAATTGAAAGAACAAAAGGGAATGTAGATGGAAATGTTCCAGTAATTTTTTCGCAACAACTTAGTAACATAAACAGAGTTGATTATGAAAGAAATGTAGAGAATCATTGCAATATTGCTTATGTTGCTGGTGAAGGTGAAGGAAGTAACAGAAAGTGGTTTGAAATTCCTATTAATCAGGAAGAGTCACAAGAAACAAAAGGCTGGGAACGAAGTGAATTATGGATAGATGCAAGAGATATTCAGTCGGAAGATGATGATGGAAACCAACTAACAGATGAGCAATATAATGCACTGATAAAACAAAGAGCAGAAGAGAAAGCCGTTGAAAATGATATACAAGAAAGTTATGAAGCGACAGTCATAACAAAAAACAAAAGGTATGTTTATGGAAAAGATTATTTTCTTGGCGATTTTGTGACGGTTGTAGATACTCAGCTAGGACTTGAATTTGATGTGCAGATAGTTGGCATAACGTTCTCAACACAAGACACAGAAGAAATTACAGACATTGAATTACAATATGGAAATAAGCGTATAAGTCCACAGTCAATTCTACAACAGAACAAAAGGAAAACAGAACAAAACTCAGACGATATTCGTTACATTTTAACGAAGATTAAATAAAAGATAGGGGGTGCAAAGAAATGTCAATAAATGCAAAAAGTGGATTTTTTAATGCAACAAAAAAATCTGATGGCAGTTACGACAGAACGTACGATGCATCTGATTTTGCAAGTTATTTTTCAAATTTTGTTAGTAATGGTGTTTTTATTTCACCAGCAGACCAATTAAGGGTAAGTGAAAAAACAGGACTGACAGTAACAGTCAAAAAAGGAAAGGCTTTTATCGAAGGTTATTGGTTCGAATTGGTAGAAGATTGTGATATAACGTTGCCTGCAAATTCTGGAACACAGAAAAGGATAGATGTAATATGCGTTAGACTGAACAAACAAAATAGGGCAGTTGAACTAGTAACAAAATCTGGCGTAACAAGTACACTCCCTACTGTCTCAGGAACAGTACACGAATTGGTGTTAGCGGAGATTGCCGTAGGTGTAAGTATTACAACGTTGACAGTAGGAAACATTACCGATAGAAGACCAGACAAAAATTATTGTGGATATGTTGGTGCGCTTGTAACTGATATTGATACGACACATCTTTATAATCAATTTACGAATCAGTTCAACACATGGTTCGCAGAATTAAAAAAACAATTCGGAAGTGATGCGGTAGGAGTGTTGCAACAGTCTATTAGTAATCTAACTGATAGAATGAATACAGCGGAAACAGAAATTTCAAAACGACTTAAAATTAAGCCGTAGGAGAACAAAAAGGAAAATGGAAAATGATAGATTGTTAAATGTAATGCGTGATACAATTAAGCAATATGTAGAAGCAAACAAAACAAAAAACAAAATTATTTTTTTATTAATTGTTTTATTGTTTCTACAATCGCTTGTAAGTTTTGGCTGTTTTTGTTACCATGAAACACATTGTAAACATTATATTGTCGAAAGTACTATTGACAGTCAAAACAAAATGGAAGATATACAAGCGAATGTTTATTTGTGCCACGCATGGTGGGAAAATGTATGGACGAAGAAACACAGAAAACCAGAAAAAAGTTAAAAGGTATAAGTTCTGTAAAAGAATTTAATGACTTGTTAGAAAGAACAATGTTATCAATAGAAGAAAAACAAATACTAATATTGTATTACAAAGAACAAAAGACATTAACATACATTGCCGACTCTCTTGGAATGTCAGAAATAACTGCCAAAAGAAAACATAAAAAGTTATTGATGAAAATAGGAAAAATGTTATGAATTAAGGACGCATTTAGCGTCCTTTTTTATTTGCTATTTTTATGATACTTTTAGATATTTCATATTATATGGTTATGTTAAAATAGAATTAGAAAGGAGGTA